GACCAACTCACGGAGCATGAGTGGAATACCACATTTGGTCATCCACGCATGTGCCAGCTCGGATGCTAACTCGTGTTGCATCCTATCTGTGGCCTCTTCATAGTCAGTAGATGACATGTAGAGGTCTGTGAAGGTATCTGTCCTTTCGACATATCCTTCATAAGCGTTCTCTTCTCGATTTTCGAGTGAGAAGACTTCTTCTCTTGCCTCCTCAGTCATGAGGCGGTTAAAGAAATTCCAGCCATGGTTTGATTTGCTCATCCCTGACTGGCTACTGCGTATTCCCTTGGATAAGGGTTCTGCGCAGATCTTGCTGACGGTGTCTAAGACAACCTTCAGACAAGCACGGGCCTTGGTAACACTTCTTGCTTTACCAGGCTCTTTCACCACGGTTAAGAATGCATTTCGCAATTCTTCCGGTGGCGTTCGGAGAACTCGGTCTAAACAGGCCCAGAATATAAGTTCTCCGATAGTACCACAGGTGTCTTTATCGACATATCCTGTGATACTTCCTGTGTCCAAATCTCGAATTGGGAATTGGACGCCAGGTTCATCCGGGTTGATAATATTTCTTATCTCCTCGGTTGTTCCACCTTCACGCCGGGTTGTTTCCCAGCATGCAGATGTTGTTATCGTTACCCTCGACTTTGTCGAGAGTCCGGTAAATGAGCTATCAGGAAGTGAATTAATCACTTCTCTGAGAGCTTTCCTTCTCAGGGCCCGCATAGTCGGTGAAACCCTGATAGGCTCTTCAGCAATGGTTTTCAAAAATTTGACCTTTGACTGAAGTATGACGAGAGGTGGAGGAGTTCCACATCCTCTCGTCTGTGATAGGATACCGATGAGATAAGTCTTTCGGTGTCCTATCGCGGTGCATACCCGTTTCCATACAGGTATGTACTGCCTGCACCAACTCGCGATAGGAATATCGTTTGCTAGTGCCTGTTCAAGGGTCCCCTTGTGGGATTCTCCCTTGAACCACTTTCGTGCTCTCTTTAGTTGAGAGTACGCAGTGTTGATGGTCATTGCCATTTCTGTCAATTCACCATCAAGGAATTCATCACCTATTAGATAGGAGATGTTTCCTAGTGTGAACCTGTCGAATCTTTCCCAGGTCCACACCTCTTCGGGATAACAAAGATATCTTTGTAAAAATATCCCGTCGACCGTCTTGAGGAGTTCTATGAACCTCTCAGCACGGGCCTTCTTATCTCTCTTCAATGAAGGAGATACGAAGAGCTCTTCCCTCTGTTTCTTCGAACAGATAGGGTCAGAGCTTCCCTTCAGGAACGCATTAATGCGTTTCCTCAAGGTTTTGGCCCAGTTCGCACATCCGTGCTCACTGGTCTCCTGACACATACTGTGGAGATATTTT